CCACAACAACGTGCTCAAATTGATGCCGCTATGGCCACAATGACCGAGACTGAGAAAAAGAATTTTAGAGATCGTGTGGTACTAGGCGAAGTTATTAATAAAGAAGGTGCTATATACGAAGCTACAGTAGCTGGTGCCAGAGAAAAAGGTGAAGCCGCATTGGCATTGTTTAAAAACAATGAACTAACAGCAGAATCCAACGCCAAATTAAATGCACAATACGGTGAACAAATTCAAGGTAGTATCAATGGCAATAAAGAATTACAAGTTGCCAGTTTTGTTGCAGGTGGTGTATTAGCTGAAGTTGGCAAAGGTATGTTAGACGCTGTTAACCAATCAACAACGTATACCACAGAAGCAGTTGCCGCTGGCCGGACTAACGTTGAAGCAGCCAAGGCTTCTAATGATGCATTAACCACTGGCATTATGGGCGCCGCTGTTGCTGCTGAACAATTAAAAGTGTCTTTAGAAAGAATATTGACTCCTGCTATTGCACAATATGCCAAAGTAACCGAGTCAATATTAACAACACTATCAAATACTTTAAACGATCTTGGCTTTATCGGAAAAGGTGAAGTAAGCTTCTGGGACAAATTAAAGAGTGCAGGCGCCGGAGCTGTAGGCGGAGCCACTACTGGTGCAATGATTGGTGGCGCCGTGGGCGGGACTGTGGGCACTGCAATTATGCCTCTTGCAGGAACAGCAGTTGGCGGTTTGGGAATGGGAGCCGCTGGTGGTATTATTGGGGGTATTGGCGGTGCTATTACCGGCTGGTTTGACGCTAAATCTGGTAAAGCAGAAGGCGGTGTTGCTGAAGGTCCAGAATCCGGTTATCTGGAAAAGCTACACGGAATGGAAGCTGTTGTGCCACTAGAAGGCGGTAGAAGTATACCTGTAGATTTAAGCGGAATAACAGAAGCATTATCTGCGGCAATGTCTGTGGGCAAGAGTGCATTATCAGCATCGCCACTGGGTATGGCCGCTGGTGCAGTTGGCGAAGTTGGTAAATCGTTGTTTGGACCAAATCAAACGGATTTGATGCAAGAACAAATTGGTTTGCTAAGAGAAATACACGAAACATTGACTAGTAGCAACGGACTACAGCAACAATATGTTTACAACACTTACAACTAGTTAAATAATAGACTGTGAGAATCATTTAAAAATGTCTTGGAAAAAATACTTTAGAACTGTTAATACTGGAGCACTAAGTCCTATTAGTGGCGCACAATCTTCGGGTGGGGATATGGGTTATAAGAACTTTCAAAGTACTTTGCCCGAAATATATTTAGGTCACCCAAATCGTGTTGAACGCTACAATCAGTATGAGCAGATGGATATGGACTCGGAAGTAAATGCCGCCTTGGACATATTAGCTGAATTTAGCACACAAATTGATTTAGAAACAAACTTACCGTTGGGTTTGCATTTTAAAGATAAGCCCACCGATAGCGAAGTTAAGATTATTAAAGAGCAACTTCAGCAATGGATATCGTTAAACGATTTTAACAAACGATTGTTTAAAGTTTTTAGAAATACAATTAAGTATGGCGATCAAGTGTTTATACGAGATCCAGAAAATTTTAAACTTTACTGGGTCGAAATGTCCAAGGTTATGAAAGTTATTGTTAATGAAGCAGAAGGTAAAAAACCCGAGCAGTACATAATCAAAGATCTACAGCCCAATTTTGAAAATTTAACAGTTACAGCAGTAACTACCACAGAAACATACACAAACCATCCGCAAATTGGTGGACCCAACGGCAGTTATGTACAGCCCGGCAGTCCTTACAGCGGTGGAAGTCGCTTTAGCCGTGCCCAAAACGAAGGTGCTATTAATGCAGAACACGTTGTACACATTGGTTTAACAGAAGGACTAGATACATTTTGGCCTTTTGGTAACAGTGTATTAGAGAACGTTTTTAAAGTATTCAAGCAAAAAGAATTACTAGAAGATAGTATTATTATCTATCGTGTTCAACGTGCGCCAGAGCGTAGAGTATTTAAAATTGACGTGGGCAATATGCCCAGCCATATGGCTATGGCCTTTGTTGACCGTATTAAAAACGAAATTGCACAGCGTAGAATTCCCACACAAACTGGTGGTGGACAAAATATGATGGATGCAACATATAATCCACTGTCGATGAACGAAGACTTCTTCTTTCCTACCACAGCAGAAGGGCGAGGAAGCAGTGTTGATGTACTGCAGGGAGGACAAAACCTTGGTGAAATTACTGATTTGCGATTTTTTACTAATAAGTTGTTCCGTGGTCTACGTATCCCTAGCAGTTATTTGCCCACTGGTACTGACGACGGATCGCAAAGTTATTCAGACGGAAAAGTTGGTACAGCTTTAATCCAGGAATGGAGATTTAATCAATACTGCCTGCGCTTACAGCGTATGATAGCAGAAAAGTTAGATCAAGAATTTAAAATGTTTTTGCGCTGGCGCGGCATTAACATTGATGGACAATTGTTTGATGTTACATTTAACGAACCACAAAACTTTGCCAATTACCGTCAAGCTGAAATTGACAGCGCACGTATTGGTACATTTACACAGCTTGAAGCGTTTCCATACTTTAGTAAGCGTTGGTTAATGAAACGCTATCTAGGAATGACAGAACAAGAAATGAGCGAAAACGAAGTAATGTGGATGGAAGAAAAAGGTGAGACAGAAAGCCAACCGGGCGACGATGTGGGCCTACGCAGTGTAGGTATTACACCTGGTGGTATAGACGCCGACTTAGGCAGCACAGATCTGCCAATGCCAGACGCTGGCGCAGGTCTAGGTCTTGGAGCACCTCCTGCACCTGGCGGAGCACCTGCACCCGCACCTGGCGGAGCACCTGCACCCGCACCTGCCATTTAATTGACAAATGGGTTAAATAACATATATGTTTATCAGCGACCTATTTGAGACTCCCGATGGTTATCGTACGGAAAAGGACGATAATACCGTTCTGAGTATCAGCGATCTACGCAAAACTAAATTAACTCTAGGACAGATTAATCGTCTTAGAGCAATGAATGATGTGCGTAAATTTGAACGGGAAAAAAAGATTGATGTCATCTCGAAGCAGTATAAACCTGCTGAAGAGCCTGCGGCTCCAGCCTTGTGACCGCAAAACGACTCAAAAAACACCATTATAACAGAAATATTCCGTTATTTTGTAAATATCTAACAAGCGTTTATTATTTTAAGGAGTTCTTATGAACAAGTATGAACAGCTAATTGAATTTATTATCAATGAGCAAGAAGATAAAGCCCGTGAGCTTTTCCATCAAATCGTCGTCGAAAAAAGTCGCGACATTTATGAAAATCTCATCGATGAAGAAGATTTTGATGAAGCCGTTGGCGGCAATCAAGTTGACAGCCTAGTCGACGAAATCTCTGCAGACGAACACGGAATGCAGGAAGCCGATGACGAATTTGGCGGCGACGATATGAGCAGTGATGCTGATATGGGCGGCGACGATATGATGGGCGGCGACGATATGATGGGCGGCGACGAAGAAATGGGTGGCGACGATATGATGGGCGGCGAAGCATCTACGGATGATCGTATCGCTGACTTGGAGTCTGCACTAGACGAATTGAAAGCCGAGTTTGATGCTTTAATGTCAGACGAAGGTGGCGAAGCAGAACACAACGATGGTATGGACGATCCAGAATTTGGCGGCGAAGCTGAATTTGGAATGGACGAGCCAGCAGAAGAAGGTTTTGTTCGTGAATACGTTGAAAAAGTTGGATCTGATTGGCCAAAAGGCGAATCCGAAGGTAGCGCAGTTGGCGCCCGTGGTGACACAGCTAATATCAACAAGAAAAGCATTGTAGCCGGTAAAAACGATATGGGCGGTTCTACTGCTAACATCGTTAAGGGTGGTACAGAGCAAGCTGCCGATGGTAAGCCAACTCCAACACCTAACAACCAATACACAAAAGGTCGTGGCGACTTAAAAGGCGCTGGTAGCTTTGAAAATGTTCCTGGTGCAAAAACCAAGGGATATACAAACAAGTCTACAAGCTACGAAAAAGCCAAAGGCAAAGAAGGTGAAACAACAAGCGGTAAAATGCCTGTAGACACCAAGAGCCTTGTTGGCGGCAAAGTACGTTAATTAATTAAAGTAGACAGAAATGGCTTTTTACTTAAAAGAAAATCTTACATTTGATCGAGCCAGGATGGAGGTTCTCATTGAGGATGACTCTACTGGCAAGAGTAAGAATCTTTTTATGAAGGGCGTATTCATTGAAGGTGGCGTTCGTAACGCTAACCAACGTGTATACCCTGTAAATGAAATTGAAAAAGCCGTGTCTACTATTAATGAACAAATCAAAACTGGCAACAGCGTCTTAGGCGAAGTTGATCATCCAGATGATTTGAAAATTAACTTAGATCGTGTCAGCCATATGATTACTGAAATGTGGATGGACGGTCCTGCCGGACACGGTAAATTAAAGATTCTACCAACACCAATGGGCCAACTAGTTAAAACTATGTTGGAAAGTGGTGTTAAATTGGGCGTGTCAAGTCGCGGTAGCGGAAAC